GAAACTTTCTGTAATTTAACACCTAAAGTTTGGAACCAAGACATTTTAGTGTAATATACACCATCTGCGTTCTGAGTAGAAGTATGAGTAATTGCTGTAGTACCACCTGCAGTAGTATTATTGCTTACAGATACGTCTTGTGCTACTTTAGCACTCCATGCTTCAACTGTGTCAGCATTTCTAATTAACATATCTAAGATTTCTAAATCAATTTCCATTGAAATGTACTCACTTAAGATTGAAGTTAATTCTGCTTCAGCGTCAATTGAATGGTAAGCATTCAAGTCTTGAGCAAACTCAGGAGTCCATTGTGCTTTCAATTTACGTGTTTTAGCAGCAACTGTGTCAGATCTTAATTGAACATTAATTTCTGGGATGTCTAACGAAGAGTTAGCATATCCAGTTGAAACTGTTGTGTTAGCTGAAGAATCTTCAAAGTCACCAGTATCATTTAAGTTATCTGGTCCTTTTTGGTATTCAACTGTAATTGCACCATAGTTAACTGGATCTGTTACACCACCATGTTTAACTACGAATTCGATATCACCACCATTAAGTCTTGTAAATTGTGGGAAGAACTCATCGATATGACTATTTGCGTCAGATAGTTTAAATGCTCTAATTCCTTCTAAGTCAAAGTCAGTTAAAGATCCTGTTGCAACTTTAATTGTTGTAACTAATGAATCACCTGTTCCTGTAGCGTTATTAAAGTTTCCTGCTTGTGAAGCTGAAAATTCAGTGTCACCTTGTAAGATACCTGTTAATGTTACAGATCCTGTTGCATAACTAGTTAAACCTGAAGTTGAAGCACCTATTGCTCCAAACGCAGATTGAGTAGTATGCATTGAGTAACCAAACTCACCTGCTCCATAAAGACCTTTGTTAAATGCACCGTCAGTTCTTTTAAGATCTGAAGTAGCACCATAAAGTGATTCGTTAGCTGCGTTCATAGTTCCAGCTGAACCATATTGGAAATCAAGGTAGAAAATTAAACCTGCTGGTAAGTTCATTGGTTGAACTGACACTAGGTCTTTTGCTACGATTTCTCCAAATACTCTTCTTACTAATGGAAGAGCTACACCCGCCCATGCTTCAGAGTTACCAGCGTTAAATGTTGCTCCGGTACCTGTAGAATTTGCTTCGTTTACAAGCTGTTTAGCTTGATTTTCTAACAACATTGACATGTTGTTTTTTTCGGTAGAAGATTCAATACCTTCTAATAAGCCCGACTTATCCCACTTTCCAGCTAGCTTTCCAGCTTGCTCTTGAAGTACTTGATAAGGGCTTGCACCGCTTAATAAATTGTTTACGTTCATTTTTTTTGTTTTTTAAAATGTTTTGTTATTGATTAATTTTAATATTTGCTAGCTTTTGCATTCTAGCAACCATATCATTTGATTCGTTAAGAACTGCTTTCTTAGGAGCTGTAGACATTCCTGCAGCTTTAGAAGCCATTCCTAAACCTTCTCTGATTGATCTTTTAGGAGTCGTTTTTGTTGACTTAGCAACAGTAAACGTATCCTTAATTGTTTCGTAAATTAACTTAGCTTCTTTAGTGTTCGACGCATTGTCTAAAGTTTCAACTACACGTAGTTTTTGTGCTTCATTCAAGTTGTTTGCTTTAAAGATTCTGTTAACATACAATAATTTAGAGTTTAACAAATTAACTTCGTTAAGTTCAGTTTGAACTGCTTCAAGAGCTGCTTTAGTTTCAGCTAATTCTTCATCTTTAGCTTCTTCTTCCATTCTTCTAGTGTTCGCTGCTGTTTTACCCATAGATTGCATCATTTCTAAAGCTTTTGCTACTTTAGGGTATTTAGCTTTAAATTCAGGATCATCAGCTGCCATTTCTAAAGCTGAATAACCACCTGCTGCTGCAACTAAACCTGCAACACCTGCTGCTATTCCAAGAACTTCGTTAGTTTGACCTGCACCTTCTGAATTTTGTTTCCAGAATTCAATGTCTGCATCCGAACTGTGTGGGTCATTGTACCTTCTACCACCTTCGTTAACGTCTTCTTCTTCGTTTTCATCTAAATTGTTAATTTCCTCAAGAAGAGCATCTAAGTCAAAATTTTCGTTTCCTTCATGAACATAATCAGCTGCGTAACCTGCACGGTTAGCTGTTTCTGCTTTGTAGTTAACTTCCATTTC